AAAAAGCCAAATTAGCCGGTATTGATCTCACCACCAAAGTTGATAAGGTAACCGGTAAAGGATTAAGCACAGAGGACTACACAACGGCAGAAAAATCTAAGCTGGCAGGTATTGACGCGGCGGCCTTATCATTTACCCTGGTAACGATTAACGCCAATACAACAGGGGCAAAAAATAATTTATACATTTTTACTGCCACCTGCACGCTAACACTACCAGCAGGGCCCAGCGCCGGGGATAGGCTGAAATTTTCAAACCTTAGCAATACCACCACGCCAGTAATCGCAAGAAATGGCGCTAAAATAATGGGCCTTAGCGAAGATTTAACCCTGGATAAAACTAATGTAGGCGGGGAGTTATTTTATTCCGGAGCTACATACGGATGGATTATTTTATAAAATAGAAATATGAGCACTATAACAGGACTATTTGGCAGCACCGGAGGAGGCGGCCTAAAACCAAAATTTCAAGAATTTTTTTCGTCGGGTACTTTTACCCCTTCGGCTGGACTTTTAGCCCAGGGTGGTATCTGCCAGGTAACCCTAATCGGCGGCGGCGGAAGTGGTGGCGGTGCCTGGAGCAGCGGCTATGTAGCTGGTGGCGGTGGTGGTGCTGGAGGGACCACTATTAGAACCGTTCAAGTTACCGGGCCAGTAAGTGTAACCCTGGGGGCCGGAGGGCCCAGCGTAGGAGTTAATACTGATGGAAATATTGGCGGCACTTCAATGTTTGGAATAATGGTTTTCGCCCCAGGGGGTGGCGGTGGTATGAAATGTATTTCAAACAGCACACCTTACCCAGCTGGCGGCAAAGGCGGAGTTTTGGGGCAAGATGGGGCCCCAGGGGGTGGAGGAATGTATACTTTAATTAGCAACGGCGGCAATAGCTCAATAGGTAGCGCAGGAGGAGTACAAGGAGGTACAGGAAATGGCGCAGCTGGCGGTTTAGGTGCTGGAGGGGGGTCGATGAGCGGTTGGGGCTCTTCACCTGTATCAGGACAAGGAGGTCCTGGCTATTGTAGAGTAGATTGGTGGGAATAATTATTTAAAAAATTCAAATATGAATATTGCACTTATTAAAAGCGGAAAGGTTGATAATATAATTGTTTCAGATTTACCCTTTGCCCAGGCCCTGCAGGGCTACGATACGGCGGTAGATGTTACCGGAGCAGGCGTCGGGCTGGGCTGGAGCTGGGACGGCAAAAAATTTTCGGCCCCTGCTTCACAGACTGACCCAACCCCTGGGCCGGAAATTCGGCTTTCTTACCTTGAATTCTTTTTAGGGAGATTCACAGAAACGGAGCTGGAGGCCTTGCAAGGGGCAACAGAACCGATAATTGCAGACAACAGGCGGTTAAGGCTGGCCATGAAATTCATGGAAAAAGCCGAATATATAAGCCTGCAAGACCCGCGCACAGAACAATTTTTAAACGAGCTAACCGCAGCCGGGCTATTGGCAGCAGGTAGAACCGCTCAAATATTAACCGCGTAGGCATGGGCTTTTTACTGTTTTTTGTCGCAATTGTTTTATCCATGGTAATTTACCCGGTGGCCCTGGTTACTTCCCTGGTAAAAAACTTTTGGAAACGAAGATTTAAAGAAGGACTAAAGCAGTTAAACCAACAATTTTTTGACATAGCAAACAGCCTGGATGCAACCGGAAATGTAATTTGTGAGGACCTTTTTAACCTGGTATTAATCCAGGGCAAAGGGTACAAATTTGGAAACCGGAAAGAAACAGTAAGCAGCGTATTAGGGAAAAACCAAATAACAAAATCATTAACCTGGTCCGGTTGGATATTGACATTTATCCTTGACACTATCCAAACCGGGCATTGTTTCAAAAGCATAGATAACCAGGTTTAAAATAACCAACTAAACAGATAGTTTTTTATGCAACAATGGATTGAAATAGCAATAGGATTTATTACCGGCGGCGGGTTTATAACCTTAATTAATTGGAAGATTAATAAAAACAGTCAGAAGGTTGACTATGCAGACAAAGCAATAAATTTTATGGAAGAACAGAACGACAAGTTAATGAAACGAATCATTAACCTGGAAGAAGATGTTGCCAAACTTTGGAATTTTAAATGTGATGTTCTGGAATGTAAAAACCGCAAGCCGCCAAAAATTTAACCAGGATGAAAAAGTTTAAATTTCAGCCACCCTACAAGGCACCAGGCAAAACGACATTCCCAGGAACCCGAAACCGATCAGGGGTATATTTGATAAAAGAGGATGGGAAAATTGTTTATATAGGTTACTCCGGTTCTAACCTATACCGGACAATGTACCGGCACTTTGAAGCATGGAGCCACAGCCAAAAGGTAGTTACTTACAAGGGTATGATGAAATCCAAAAATTATACAATTCGGGTGGTTCTATGCACCACAATCCAGGCTGCCCGCCTTGAAAGGGCCCTGATCATAAAATACCAGCCCAGGGATAATGATGAGAAATACAAAGGTTATCAGCTGAAATTCCCTGATGAAAAAATTAGGGATGAGTATTTTAATAGTGACACCTTATTAACAGAAATACCCTTTTAAAAATGAAGGCATCCGCAACTGCCACCCTGGCGGCAATCTTTTTTTTCATTGTAACGATTGAAACATTCAAACTATACCGGTCACAATACCAAAGGGCGGAGCGGATGGAATTGGACCTGAAGATATCCAGGGATTCATGTACTTATTTTATATCCAGGGATAAGCAAAATGCAGTTAAAATCCAGGTACAGGAATATACCCTGGCAGAAATCCGCCGTAATCTCCCTGGCATGATCCAGGCTGCAAAAAATATTTACGTTCCACCCAGGTTAATCCAGGGATACACCCAGGGAACGATCCAGGAGAAGAAGGAAATTATTACCCTGGTCAGGGATAGTATCATCCATGATACCATCCAGGTTAAAACTTTCAAGTATCAGGACCGGTTTAACCTGGTCAGGGGAGTAATTGAAAAGGACACAGCCCACCTTTTGATCCAAAGCCAGGATACTATTTCAATATTTAACGTACAAGCCCGGAGGAATCATCCCTGGCTATGGATTCTAAGCAAAAGAGGACCTGATCAGGTGATCATCAAAAACGCAAACCCGGACAGTAAAATAATTCTGAAACAATCAATTATGGTTTTGAGATAGGTACTATATTTGTAAAAAATACAAATTATGAAAAAGTTAAAAATCACTGCAATAATTGAAAAGGGTTCAAATGGTTGGTATGTTGGGCAAATTGAAGAATTTCCCGAAGCTGTTTCACAGGGTAAAACGATAAAAGAATTGCAAGAAAATTTAATTGATGCCTTGAATCTTGTGATGGAAACCCAGCGGGAAATCACAAAAGAAACCTACAAAGGCCGTAAGACGATTCGTAGAAAACTGAATTTCGCATTATGAAACGTAATGAGTTTATAAAATACCTGACAAAAAATAATTGTGAATTGCTCCGGGAAGGGGCGAAACATAGTATTTATTTTAATAGGATCAATAAAAAGCAAACAACCATTCCCCGACATCCCGATATTGATGATTTGCTATGTAAAATCATTTGTAAGCAACTACAAATTCCAAATGTAAAATAGATACGCCATCCAAGCATGGAAAAAAAGCAAAAAAATGCAACGCAAAGAAAATCGGCATTTTTTTACCTTACCTATTTATATTCAATACGTTACAAAGGTGAAAAATACACCTGGAAAGCGTGTGTACCTCTAAAGGGTACCGAGGGTTCGAATCCCTCTCTCTCCGCTGAAAACCAGTACTTTAACACAGTGCTGGTTTTTTTTGTGCAAAATTAGGATATAAAAGATATTAAAACACTTATATTTGTTATATAATTAAGGCAACGCACCGGGACCAAATAAAAACAAGGAAAATGATACTAAAAGCACAAATTGAAGTTGGAAGATTCAATGCGGATGGTAAAACGAAAATAAATATTCATTTTTCAAAGAATCGGGTCCGCCGAAACATCCCTACCAAATTTTATATTGAACCGGTTTATTTTGACAACAAAACCGGAACAGTCAGAAAACATCATCCCGGAGCAAAACTCATAAACCTGGAATTGAAAAAAATCATCCTGGGGATGGAGACACGACTATACTCCATAAATTATGAATCCTGGACAACAGACCAAATTTACAGATTCCTTCAGGGTGAAGGCGGTGAGGATGGAAGGCTATTGCCATTCTTTGACCAGGTAATATCACTGAAGGCCGCTGGAAATGCACGAAACGGAGCAATCTACCAGGCAACCCGCAATAAATTGGCAGCCTGGGAAACAAATAATAACCTAAGATTTGACCAGGTTACACCCCTGTACCTCAAAAAATGGGAAACAGCAATGAAGGTTGAAGGATTAAAGACCAATGCAATTTCAATCCATTTGCGAACAGTCAGGGCCGTATTCAATGCCGCAATTGATGATAACCTGATTTACCTTTCCTTGTATCCCTTCCGCCGGTTTAAGATTAAGAATGAAAAAACAACAAAAAAATCCCTGGAAATTGACCAATTAAAAGCAATCCGGGATTACCAGGGAACAATCCCGATGGTAAATTATGCCAGGGATATTTTTATCCTGGGATTTTACCTAATCGGAATAAATAACGGTGATTTAATGAACCTGAAGGATATACAGGGCGGAAGGGTCTACTATAAAAGGGCAAAAATAATTAAAGTATTATTGCGTACTAAATGAAAAATAATTAAACTTGTTGAGTATTATATTTTATTTATCCCTTACACAATTTTTATGGAACAATCAATGCAGAATCAAATTCAGGTTATTGTCAAAGAGACAGTAAACCAAACACTCAAAGCCCTGGGGGTACCCATCTCCGAAACAATCACTTTTGCCGCCATCAAAAAGGCCAATGGGCTGGATTTCGCCCTGAAAGCCTGGGAAAGCCCGCTAATTTCATGGATGCAAAAAGGCAAAGGCGGGAAAACTTCTCCCTATTACTGTATGAAATCCGATTATGAAACCTTTTTGAAAGCACAATGAACACAGCTAAAGTAATTTCAATCATCATTTTAGCCCTTTTGGCATATCCAATTTATGCCTGGGTGAAATACTCCATGTTCCTGATCCGGTTCCGCAATAAACTTAAACCAGGTTCCAGGATAAAATTTCAATACAAAGACAAAACCTACTATGGTGAAATCACCGGAATGTTTTCACACAATACGGTATCTGTTAAAGTCAATGGAAAACGATTCCCCTACTTCATTGATATTCGAAACATCTATCCGAGAATCGGGAAATAACCATAACAAATCAAAAAAATGACACATACACATTTATTCAATGGATCGAACCAGGTCCATATTTATGAACGTACCTACAAAGGTGAAGGCAAATATTTTCAGCGTGGAATATGCCAGGGATTGAAGGAAGGAGACAAATTCGAATCACATACCAGCAGAATGACCGGTTCCCTGACCGTTACTGCCATCCTGATCCAAACCGATGCAAAGGGAGTATTTCCCAGGCCTGAAGATAAAATTGGAGCCTATTATGAAGCCGAATTAATGGATGAATCCTTTGTGCCAGGATAAAAATTGACTTACATACCGGCTGGGAAAATTTAACCGCTAAACAAAAAAGGAAATGACACACAGAGAATTTATAAAAGAAGCCAAAAAAATCCTTTTGCCCATTGATGCAAAGGCCGATGTTTTTATCCAGGAGACAACCTCATTAAAAAATAGAAGGTTAATTGTTTTTTACGGAATGAGTTCTGACCTGGGAGTTAAATTCATGCAAGAATACTCAAAAGACCTATCGCAAAGCAATGCACCGCTTGACTTGATATTGGATGATTTTGCAAATAAGGTGAACGCCTTTTATGAGAATGAAATTCAAAATGTAAAAACAACCTGATTATGTACCTGATCATATCTCTAAAACACACCGCCCCCGAAGATAAATATCTGACACTTTGGGGACCGAATAACCAGGGATATACTTATGACCTGGAAAAGGCCGGTATTTACAAACAATGTGATGAAGGCTACCACAACGACAAGGGTAATTTGGTGATAACAGAAAACCTGGGAACAAAACTTGCCATTTTAACACAATTGGGAAATCGGCGAATCCCAAACTGCCGGGCTGTTTGGGATATCCTGGGAGTTAAATATCCAGCCAAACTTCGACACCTGATTAGATGCACACCTTATAAATTAAATGAACCATGACCGAGTTAAGCATCCCGAAATTGGAACTTTTAGGCAAGGCCCTTAAAGTCTATTTAAAGGCTGTCATGCTTCAGGAAGCACTACCAGGCAACCAGGTTCCACCGGACGAAATCCGGGATGAATCCATGAGGGCAATAGCCATGATGGAAGATATTACCATCCTGGTTGAGCGAAAAAAAATAATGAACAGTTACAAAGATTAAAACCGAATCAGTTATGAAACCATGTTTTTTTATCAAAACAGACGAAATATCCCGAATTGAAAATTGCAGCCAAAGAACCGCACTCAGAAGAATTGACCAGGTAAGATATGCCCTAAACAAACGAAAGAAAAATCCGGTGACCTTAAAGGAGTATTGCGATTATTGGCAGATACCCGAACAGGAGGTTAAAAACCTTTTGACATCCAAAGGATGAAGGACATATTTAGACAGGGTATCGGCAAGCTGTATAAACTTACAACTCCATCCCCACAAAACAACCTGGACACAAAAACTCTTAAAGAGATTGAAGAGGCGAAAATACTTCTTTGGGATTATTTCAATAAGAGCGAAACGGAAATCGAAAAACTACAGGCGGCTGAAAGCGAATTGTATAGTAACTACTCCGTATTGATGGACAAATTCCAAAAGAGGGGAATCATGTTACAATTACATGGTTACAGCAGCAATTTTATCCGATGGAATGACAACATCCCAATGGACTACCTGGAATCTGAACTTGAAGGACGGCAGCAAACAGGCTTTTGGATGAAACCAGGCTATTTGCACATTGCGAACCTGGAAGCTGATTTGCGGATAATTGAAAATTGGGCTGACATGGACCTGGAAGAAATTGCGACCTACAGAAGGTTTAAATCTGAAGGCCTGGACAATCTTTCCAATTTTCTTTATAGTGGAATGAATCCAGGTATCAAAAAGCATATTGACCAGGGTACCACACCCCGGAGAAATGACCTGATAAAATATTACTGTTTTAATTCAGAGAGATATGGCAGTAAAAAGCAAGAGTAACCCAATCCAGGTAAGCATTGAGGACTGCTATTTTCAATTAAGGGAACAATTCAAGACACTTTACCAGGCACCGGCAGAACAGAAAGCGACACCGGAATGGATGGTAAGGCAAACAGATTTGGTCCGGGAAACAGTCCGAAGCCTGGCAGCTTATAACAATTCCCTGGTTCAGAATAAATTTTCAAGACAATTGTGTGCTGAATTTAAAATTGGAATCAATGATTTTAACCAGGCAGCTAAAGATATCAAACTCTATTCCGATGATGATCCTGATGGTGAAGAAGAACAGGAAACTGTAAGCAAAACCGCCAGGGTAGAAGGATGGATCGATAAACACTATGATCTGTTTTTTAACGAGGTTTCGCACCGGTTTATCGGAAGGAAAAAGGGAGAACCGGAAATGTATGAAATCAAGTTAGAAAACCTTTACAGGGATTTGGATTTGGCACATCTTAAATATTCCTGGTCTGATTTGAAGATTATTTTAAGAAGCGATTATGTAAAAAAGATGAATCCATTCCAAAACTATTTTGAATCACTTCCTCCCTGGGATGGTAATGATTGGATTGAAATCCTGGGTGAATATCTGAAGATAACACAGATTAACAGAGGAATGAACGAAAAGGAAAGATTCCGCAACCAATTCAAAAAGATGTTTGTCCGTTCGGTGGCATGTGCCCTGGAAGCTGATTTCAATAAACATTGCTTCACACTATGCCACGAACAGCAATCCAGCGGAAAATCAACCTTTTTACGCTGGTTATGCCCGCCACAATTGAAGGATTATTACAGCGAAAATACCGGACTGTCGAAAGATGATCGGATTGCCCTGGCAGAAAACTTCCTGATCAATATTGATGAATTGGATGTAATGGGAAAGTATGATATAAACTCCCTGAAATCCCTGGTTTCAAAGGATGGTTTCAAAGAGCGGTTACCATACGGCGAACGTACCGAATTCCTGAAACGCCGGTGCAATTTCGTAGCCAGCACCAACAGAAAGGAATTTTTGGCAGATGAAACCGGTTCCGTAAGATGGATTTGTTTTCAACTTGATAAAATTGATTGGGCCTACAAGGATGATATTGATATCAACAAGGTTTGGTCACAGGCATATCATTTATTCAAGAATACCAACTTTCGGTATCAGCTATCCCACACGGAACTACAGGAAAACGAAATTGCAAACCGCCAATTCTTTATGCGGAGCCAGGAAATGGAACTGATTGAAAAGCACTTCCAGCCAGCGACCCAGGAAGATATTGATACAGTTGATAGAAAGCACATGACAAGGGTGGACGATATCCAATTCCTGACAGCCACGGAGATTAAAGAAGATTTGACACTTCGCAGCGTTATCAAGGACCATTTATCAAATATCAATATTGGTAAGGCCCTGAAATTCCTGGGATTTGAACAACGATCCGAAAGATTTTCGGGAGAAGAAAGCCGAAAAGGATATTGGATAAAAGAAAATGATGGATACAAGCGTTGGAGAAAAGACAATGAACGATTTTAAAAATTAACAAGATGAATGTTTTATCACTTTTTGATGGAATGTCATGCGATATGAAGATCATAATACGTTCAGTTGTATGTCATTTTACGGACTATGTGAATAGTGTGGTAAGATAAATCAATAAAAAACGCCCTGCCAGATAAAAACGGCAGGGTATTTTTTTTTCCGGCGAAAATCAAAACATATCAAAAAACTGTATAGAAATCAAAAACATCCTACCACATTACCACACACTATTTAAAGTCAATGGGAGTAAGGCTTTTAGTGTGGTAAGATGGTCAAAATGCCACTTACCACACTTACCACAAAGGCCTAAAAAAAGTATGACAAAAATCATGTTTTTTTAAGGCAAAAATGAGTTAAAAATCAATGGTATAGCATATTATAAAAAAAGTGTGGTAAGGTGGTAAGAGAAACGATGTGTTCTGTAGAAAAAAAAAAGTATATGTTCTCCACTTTTCGAAATATGAAAATCAGCGGATAAAAACGGAGAAAAACCGCCCATACGGACAAATCTGTCAGATACGGACAATATACGCCAAAATGGACAGATACGGACAAATCCGCCAGGGGTCATTTTGATGTTTACTAAGATTGTAAAGGAAAGGATAAAATGTATAATACAGGAATACAATTCCATATTATACTGTATCCCAAAGTATTAACAATAAAAAAGTAAACAAGATGGGTGATACATCTATTTTCAGGTTTAAAAGCCCCACAACCTTCCGATTATCCCAGGATGAGAACGAACTGAACGCCGAAAGGATAATGGAAATGTTCCCGGAGTTTACAAACGAAACACCGGTGAGAACCGTAATAAATTCCCTGGTTGACCGGGCAGCCACACAAACCACAAAACTAAACAAGCCCAGGGCAGAGGATGCCGAGAAAATTCAAAGCCTGGAAAATGAGATTGGCAGATTAAAAACCCTATATGACCTGGACACCGAAAACGCAGACCAGGAAATTCAAAGATTGGGCACCCTGGTTAAAGACCTACAGCAACTTTTAACCCAGGCAAATGAAACCCCTTCCGGTTTAATCCTGGAAAGTAACCAGGCAGTAATTACGTTCAACCCGATTGTGGCAAAACTTTTGGACCTGGAAGCACAGGCCGCCGGTAAGAGAACCGGAAAACCGTTCAGCCGGGAAGATATCCTGAAGAACCTTTTTTGGGATACAATCCGCCGGGTATCCAATTATCCGCTGGTGAAACTTTACAGCAGCAGCGAACTGACTGAAATTGCCAGGTCCCTCAAAACATCACAGGAATGAGTTTAAAAAATGCTGCCATCAGGATGATCAAAAATTTTGTCACTCCTGAAGATATCCGCTCAATTACCGGTGACCTGATCCGAAAGGTAATGGAAGCCAGGGACCAAAATGTGATCCTGGACAAAGACCAGGGGGAAGAATCCGCAGTAATAATATTGTATGAATCGGAAGATATCCCAATGTTCACCGTAGGGATAATCAATACAGAAAACACCATTGTAAGGTTTGAACACACAAAGCCGGTCAATGAAATGGTAGAAGAACTGATAAAAAATATCTGATATGTTACCATCAGCATCCACAGCAGCAGCCCCAAAAGGGTTACCAGGACCAGGGGAACAACACAACCCGGCAAAAAGAGATTTTAATAACCTTGACAGCCTGTTGGAAGAACTCAACAGGCCAAAGGAATTGATAACCGCAACACCAACGCCAGGCCAATCCGGTGCGGTGGTGGATTCAGGGGATGAAATTGAGGTTTATGGTGATGAACCAAGAGAGGAAATTTCCGATGAAGCCGCCGCACGATCCGGTTCCAGGATTGCAAAAACCCTGGATAAGGTTTTATCCCTGGGGGTTTCTGTTTATGCCAAAAATGAGGATAGGCATCAATATGAAGCAGATTTGGGAGACATTGAGGACCTTTCCGGTGCATGGAGTGACGTAGCAAAAAAATATTCTTTCAAAATTGAGGATTCACCCTGGTTCAATCTGATTATCCTGATGATAGCGGTTTATACCCCTATTTTCATCAAGGCAAAAGGAGACAGAAGGGATGCAATTCTAAGGGAAGAAATCCGGGAGATAGAAGCCCGCCAGGCCATCCGAAACGCTGAAATCCTGGAAAAAATCAATAAGATAGAAACAGCCCAGGCCGCAGCATGAACACAGAGGTCCGCACACCTAAACTGATGATCATCCTGGGAACCAATGGAACCGGGAAAACGACATTTTCAAAAAAGTTGATTGCCAACGAATTGAAAAAGGACGATTCCCATATCCTGATAGTAACCCCTGATGATTTTGAGTTTAACACAATTCCCTGGGTCCATCCCAGGTTTCAAAAGCGGATAGCAACCTATAAAGGAGCGAGAAAAATTATTTATCAAAAGGGATTGATTGAAAACATCCGGGAAAATTTCAGAAATGGAATGATTCATTTTGAAGATTGCCGGGCTTATTTCGATGCAGCCCTGGATAGGTCACTTCACAGCCTATTGATCCGCCGCCGCCAGCAGATGATTGACATCCTGGTTTGCGGACACGGTTTCACCGAGGTGCCCCCCAAATTTTTCACCTTCGCCACGCATTATATTTTGTTTCGAACCATTGACAAGATCGAACGCCGTAAGGGAGTGATCCAAAACTATGAAGTAATGCTGGAAGCACAACGCCGGGTCAATGAAAAAGCCATCCGGGAACCACACTATTATGAAATCATTCCGGTTTAAAATTTGCCATCATGGGTGAAGCAATAAAAAACGGAACACAGCAGATCAGGGCCATGAGCAAAAAGGAACTTTGCGAAAAATATAAGGTATCATCCGATACCCTAAGAAAATGGCTAAAAAAATGGGGAGGATTGCCAGGTGATTCACGGCAAAAGATATTTACACCTGCCCAGGTTAAGCAGATTTATGAAAATATCGGAGAACCTTAAAACTGCATATACCCGACAATACCTGACAATACCCGACAATACCCGACAATACCCGAATCCAGCTAATAATCATATATATATTTCGTCACATTAATTCAAAAAAAAATTAAAAATGGACAAACTATTCAAAAATCCACTTTACACCGGTATCGCAACCTTTGTAACATTGGTGATCATCCTGGCCTGGGTATATGATGAAAAAACAAACCCGAAAAAAGACTTTTACGGACTTCTGAAACCAAAGGCAACAGTCTAACAATCATTCAAAAAAAATTTAAAAAAACCAAAGAGATGGCAAACGACAGAGTAGCGAAAGCATTAGGCGAAAGGTTTACTTTCAAACTTTCAAACACATCCGGGGCACTTGTAGTAGTGGCAATCCTGGCAGCATTTTTTGACACCCTGGTGGTATCAGCCACCGTTAACAGCACGACACACGTTGCAACAGTTACCAAGGCATACACCGACAAAACAGCAATCAATGAAGCGGGTTACGCTTGTGACGTTGTATTGGATGATGGAACAATTATGAGCGGAGTAACAGCTGCCGCGGCAAATTCAAAGATGAATATCCGCCAATGGAAGAATTACATTTTACACCAGCCCCGCACTATCCTTGATATGACTATCCAGGCTAATAATGTAGCTGCCTTCGATAAAGTTATTGAGGTGGTAAAATGCAGCCCTCTTTCGGGTAGTGCAAGCCAATATCTTCCTTTATCTGATTTTCTTTCGGTTGACCAGCAATCCAGCAACAAAATCAATATTACCGGTATTAACCTGGAAACAATGTTTGACACCTTGATGTTGCTGCCAATTGATAACGGTCACGAATTGACAATTTCCATGCGGTTCAGTTAGTAGAATCTATACACCTGGTTTCACGACAGCCAAAAGGGCGGAGCGGCAAAAATGAGCGGCCCGCCCTTTTTTTTCAAACTTTAATTTTCAACACATGGAAAACCTGGACAATATTTTAGAAAAAAACAGATTTGAAGTTGATAATCTTTTCCGTATTTACAAAGTCAGGGGAGAAAACGACCTGGAAAAAATCCATGATGGTTATCAATCCCAGGGTGACATTTTTATGGTCAAATTGATGGGAATCATAACCCCAAAAAATGAGAACAAATTTGACCCCACAGCCCTTGAATCAAAATTACCTGATCCCTATGTTGCCGGTTTATCCACAACAATAGCCGCTGATGCAGCCCCGGTTGGAAAGGGATGGGCAGCCTGGAATAACTTTTTGACGGCCTTCGGAAATACAGCCAAAACGGTAGGTACCGCCATATCCGATATTAAAACACCGATCAATCAATCCAGCCCTGAAGTAATTCAGCAACAAAATGCTTTGGCAGCCCAGGATGCAAGCACAACCAAATATTTATATGTAGGGGCCGCCGTATTCATTGCTGTTATCCTGATCATTTTAGTAACAAAAAAGTAAGATGAAAAAACTGATATTAATTATAGCAATTATTTTAGGCTATTTGTACCTGAAATCCAGCAGCAAATCAACCCTGGAAAAAGAAACCACCGCAAGCACAAAAGCTGAAGCGGAGAGAATTTCAGCCCAGGCCGCTTCCGAAAAGCTGGCAGCAGAAGCCGCCGCAATGAAGGAAGCGGAGATACAAAGACTAAAAGCCGCAGCCGAAGAAGCGAAAAAGGCCGGTGACTTGGCAGAAGCAGCCAGGCAAAAAGCCGCCGCCGAACTTGCCCAGGCACAAAAGGATTCAGCCGACCAGGTTGCCAGGGACCAGGCTGAAAAAGCGGCTCAGGAAACAAGGGCCGCCGCCTTAGCCGCCCAGGTAAAAGCCGAAGAAGCTGCCAGGATGGAAGCAATTGCAAAATCTAATCAGGATGCTGCTGCAAAAGCAGCGGCAGAGGTAGCAGCCGCAAAAACGATTGAAGAAGCAAGAAAGGCAGCTATTGATACAACAGCCGCCCAGGTTGCCAAAGATTATGCAATAGCTGATCAAAATCGCCTGGCAAACCAGGCTAAAAATCCGCCGTTATCTTCTACTGACCCATATATTCTGGGACTAAATCAAAAATTTGTTGAAACACAACAGATTTTAAATACCATTCAGGAGGCAGCCACCCGAAATACCATTGAATCCTATTGGGCAAATATTGAATTGTACAAAGCCACAATTGCCCAATATATTGACATGGGATTGCCAGCTATTGCCAATAACTACAAAAGGGTAGTTGATTCATTGATTATATCCCTGGATGTAACCATTGCAAGCACCAATGTTAATACTGCCGGGATGAATCTACAGAACGCAGTTAACACGGCAGTAAGCGGATTCAGCGGAACAATCAAAATAAAATCTCCATTCAGATAAAAAGCATTAATATGAAAAAAATAATAGTATTTATCCTGGTGATCCTGATTTACCTATATCACAAGAAAAACCGGGAAAAACTTGAAAAAGAAAATTTGCCACAATCAAACCCGGCAGAGCAAAAACCTATTTCATCCGGTGGTGCCACATCCAGCACAACTGACCAGGGGGATAAATCCACCGTAAAAAAGGCCATAATAGCCATATCAAGAATTTACGGTTATGTAACTGATCCGGGAGGAACAAACCGTGTAACCCTGGACATACCAGCGGAGGATGCAACCGGTTTAACCCTGGGAGATAGTGTTTCCCTGGAAGGGAGCAGAATTTATCCTGGTCACTACAAGATTCAGCAAATTGATGATAATGGAAGTAAAAAGGCCATTGTCCTGGATATGATTTTCATGGGAGCAGAAGGGGGAATATATCTGAAAACCGATCCGGTTTATCTTTCCCCTTTTACTGCCAGCCTAAAACCAAAATCCGCCTTCGTATGAAATTTACAAGCGTAATATTTGACCCATCCCAAAATGAGATTGCCAGGGTAAACCGCCTGACAGGAGTATTATACCTGAAGCCGCAGATTTGGGACCATTTACCCCAGGCAGAGAAAAATTTTGTCCTGTTGCATGAAGAAGGCCATGTAATCCTTCAGACAGCAGACGAATTTACAGCCAATCGCTATGCAATCTCTCACTTTGCACCGGTTCAGACGCTTTCGAATAGGGAATTGGGCCAAAGGATAGTGGTAATGAGAGACATTTTAACCCCAGGGAAAGAAAACCAGATTTCCGGTTTCAGCGGCGGCATTGATCCGGTGAGCAATGTAGCCGGTGCAATAGGTTCAATATTTGAATCCCTTCCTATGCTTGGGATTGGTTCAAAATCCCGACAAACTGAAATTGCAGCCCAGGCAGCAGCCCAGCAGCAGATCATTGCAGCCCAGGAGAAAGCCGCCCAGGAGAAAAGCAATCAAACCCTGGTAATTGCTTCCGTAGGAGGTGCAATCCTGGTGGTTTTAGTAGTTATTTATTTCATTTTCAAAAAATAAGCCATGCAAAAAAGAGCAACAAACGTAAAAACAAATTTCAAAGACCCTAATGTTTCATCATTCCTGGGTATTGGAGAAGGAAGGGTTGCGGCAGCCAACGCCGCCGCAGATGTAGCCCGCCAAAATGCGGCAGATCAAACAAAGCTTATCCAGGCTCTGATTGATGCCCAGGGAGGTTACAATGCTGAAAAGGCAGCCAATGAAGCAGCAGCAGCAAAAACAGCAGCCGATACAACCAAAGGGAAATATACGGTTTATATCGCAATTGGGGTGGTATTGGTCCTGATGGTAGGACTGTATTTCATTGTCAAAAAGAGAAAGGGATAAAAGATATGGAAACCAAAAAGAAAATCATTTACAGCCGCCAGGTTTCAGAAGCCAGGCAGAACACCGGGGGGACCAAAAAAGTATTTCGTATTTACAAGATAACCGGGGGAAAATTGGTTTATATCGGAGAGGTAAAATATAACACCGCAAGTTATAAGGGCCATGATTCAGAAGTCTATTCCCTTTTAAAAGACAAAAAAATGGTTTCCACAAAAGAATGGGCCGCAAATAGAGGGTATCACTCCAGCAGAACATCAAAATTCTTAATCCAGGACATTTAAACCATGAAAACATACATCCCTATTTTGGTCATTTTGGCCCTGGCAATCGGAGTCTATTTCATTGGAAAACATAACGGTCAAAGACTATGAAAAATAAAAACTATTGGATTTGGGCTGGGGTAATCGGGCTGATTGCCCTGATAGCTGCCTATATAGTTGGTTCCCGGACCGGCAAAGCCAACAAGGTGGCCGGTCCGGCAGACCAGCTGGCAAAGGAAATTAATACCGGTGGCCTCTCTTTTGAACTATCGCAGTATGAAACATTTGCCCAAAAAATCCATGTGGCATTTTCGGAAATTTTTGTGGACAAACAGACCATTTACAGCGTATTTACAAAACTACGTTCAAAGGATGATGTTCTTCAACTGATCAAAACATTTGGCACCAGGGACCTGATTTTCGGTATTGACAATTACACATTGCCAGGATGGATTGGTTATTCCTTCAATACCAGCGAAACTGAAGAGTTGAACAGCATTTTAAGCAGAAATAACATTGATTATCAATTTTAATAATCGCAATGATGAAGAAGAAAATATTTATTGGCCTGGCAGTAGTTGTTGCCCTGGTAGCAGCCTGGATAGTTTTATTCCCTGGGAAAACACCTTTTGATTTTTTTGGTAAAAAGAAGTCAGCCATTCCGGATACAACACCGGGTAATTCATCCCAGGCAACATCCGCCGACACCGGAAATGCAATTAACCCGGATACCAGGCCAACGGTGAAGGATTCAGAAGGATTCCCGGTTATTTATGGTGATACAGGTAACAACGTAGAAGCGATACAGGAAGGATTAAATCTAAAATTTGGTAGCACCCTGGCAGTTGATGGAATATTTGGACCAAAGACCAAACAAGCACTTTCAGCACATGGATACAGCGATACAATCACCAAAGCACAATGGTTGGAAATAGTAATGTAAAATTCTGAAAAGATGAAATTATTAGATGACCTGGCAAATGGAAAACTGCCATCCATGCAAGTTGATACAACTGTAAAATCACAATCCCTGGTCAATATTGGCCTGATGATATTCATTTCCTTTTGCCTGGTCCTTTTGGCCTGGTATTCATTCAAAAAAGTAACCAAGTAAATTAATAACAATGGCAAACGAAAAAGCAAAAGCAGCCAGGATAGCAAAGAAATTTGGTATTAAATTGGATGTAGTAGGACAACCTACCTACACACACCATTTTTTCAACGACACATCAAAACGCTGGCAGTTTAAGATGAAATTGTCCAGGAAGGGAAAATCCTACACGTTCAATTTTGGTCAATCCATTGCAGCCGGGAAGAAAGCCCCTTCAATGTATGAAGTATTGGCGGCCCTTCAAAAGTATGATGTTGGTTCATACAATGATTTTCTTTCTGAATTTGGATATGAACGTGATCCATCCAGCAAAAAAATCTATGCAGCAGTCTGTAAAGAGTACAAGGCAATTGAAAGACTTTTCGGAGATATCATTGATGAAATTTAAGAAATTTGGTAATGGTTTACGATTTTTTAGTAAAAAAGAATCAGGCCGCCTTTTTGGCTAAAGTGAGCGATATTTCCGCACAATTGGGAATACTTCCTGATTGGCTGATGGTGATCATGAAAACCGAATCAAACCTTGATCCGGCAGCGGTTAATCCCTATAGCGGAGCAACCGGATTGATCCAATTCATGCCCGACACGGCAAGCAGCCTGGGAACAAGCACATCCGCCCTGAAGCTGATGGACAATTTAACTCAGCTCGATTATGTGTACCGGTACTTTGCACCCTATGCCGGGAGAATAAAAAGCCCGACAGACTTATATGTAATCACATTTTTCCCCAGGGCATTAGGAAAACCTGATGATTATGTCTTGCAAACTGACACAATCACAGCTGCCAGGATTGCCGGTCAAAATGCACCGTATGACCTGAATAAAAATCAGGAGATAACAGCCGGGGAATTAAAAATGGCCTTCAGTAAAAAAATACCTTCCGGAGTTTCAATAATTTTTGACCAGGTTGCAGATGCAGCCGGGGAACTAAAAAAAAAATTGAATTAAATCCGCTCAATACCATTGTGGCGGCCCTGATCCTGATTTTAACGATCTATTTTATTTACGATAAAACGAAAAAATAATGAACTACGCAGATAGCAACCAAATAGCCAATTTAAAGGGATCGGCAGATATAATTGAAGAGGTTGATGACCTGGTAACATACCTGGGTTTCTGTCAAAAGGGGACCACCAGCGAAAATTCTTTAACCTGGTCAATAATGAAGATAGAAGCCAGCGGAACAACAAACCCAATAGTATCCACATTCAAATGGGCAAAAGGTTTGTGCAGTTACAATCTTCAATGGTCAGAGAGAGCGGGATATGATTATTCATACAAAAAATTTTAAACTATGGGCCTGGTAATAGATAAGATCAAAGGACCGCTGGCACACATTCATAAAATTAAGGCATCCCAAATCCCGGTAATTGAAAAAACTTCCTTACCGTTGATTAATCCAAATACCAAAGTATTCAATGGATACCTATATAATTGGTTCGCTGCCTTTGATAGCAGAAATATATGTCCTGATGGATGGAAAATTCCGGTGGGAGATGACTTTTTTACATTAGTCCAATTTTTAGACCCTCAAGGTAACCGCAATGTAAATACTGCTGGTATTCACTTGAAATCGGATTCAACAACCGCATGGAAAACAACCGGTGGAATTAATAATTATGGTTTTAATGCTGTTGGTGCCGGATATCGGGATAATGCGGATGGGAATTTTAAATACTTAGGTACCTCTTCCTATCTATGGTCCCAAACCCCTTTTGATACTTCTGTCAGCGGTTCTATTGCGGTATTAGTAGATGGGAATGGTAGTTTCGGCGTACCTAAATTATTGCAAGGCACCACCACAGCCGAAAAGCAAAACGGATTGAGCATACGATTAGTGAAAAATTCAACTTCACTTACTAATGGTCAAACCGGCACAATGACCGGAAACGATGGAACGGTTTACGAAACTAAATGTATTGGTACCCAGGAATGGATAACCAAAAATTTATGTGAAACGAAATATAGAAATGGTGATTTAATCCCGGTGGTAACTAATCCAATAACCTGGATAGGATTGACTACCGGGGCAATGTGCGCTTACGATAATGATATTGATCATGTACAAGGCATTGACACAGCCGTATCCATCCCAGTATCAATTTCAGACATATACAACACAAATTCAGATATTTGGAGCAAGATTAAAACAACCCTGAAAACCTATTTTGATAGTATATATGATCTCACCACCAAAGTTGATAAGGTAACCGGTAAAGGATTAAGCACAGAGGACTACACAACGGCAGAAAAATCTAAGCTGGCAGGTATTGATCTGACCACAAAGGTAGACAAAGTAACGGGCAAGGGCCTAAGCACGGAGGACTACACTACAGTTGAAAAAGCCAAATTAGCCGGTATTGAT